CATTAATTCGATTAATGTAAATCCTTTATATCGTTTCATGATATTTGTGTGTTGGGGGTTAAGAGCATATTTTCATTGTTTATCCATCCAGAATGTTTAAACACCAGCATACATGTAACATTGATGTGGGTGCTATTTAAAAATATAACATACTCTACCATATTTTTAAGGAATTCATCTGCGTCACAGTTGTCTGATGTATATGAATCACATTCTAAAACAGCATCCTTGTTAGATACTAGAATGGTTTCGATTGTTCCCCGCATTAACAGAAATTGTTCGATTCTTTGTGCATCGTACTGTATCATATTATTCTCACTATAAATTCGCTAATACTATCCACATAGTCTAGTAATAACGATATAACGTAACATATTATACCTATTATAATAGGCAATAATATTTGTATTACAACTGAAGCAGTCTTTTCATAAAGGCCACCAAATTTGCCAATAAACCCAAAGCAAAAATCTTTAAATAATACCCACCACCATATGGCTGCTAATATTGCAATCAACGATAGTAGTATTATCGCAGTAATCAAAAACGTAACTAACATTATATCATTCCTTATTAATAATTAACCACCAACCAAAGTTGTAAACTCTTGTACCGAAAGTATTTTTTTATCTAAAGCTCTAGCTTTTTTCAATTTACCACTTGTTCCATTCGGATCAGTAGTAACAACGATGTCCGTTTTACTGCTGACAGTACTTTGCATGGTGCCACCATCAGCCTCAACTTGAGCTTGTAGATCTTTATTACGAAATCCGGTAAAACAAATTTTAAGTCCCGAGACTGGAGTATTTGCTGATGGTGGTTCAGCTAGAGTTACCATATCTTTAATTAGTGGAAAGAATATGTTAAACTCCTTGACTGCTTCCACCGCAGCTGTGGCTGTGATTGTATCAAATCCATCAACCAACTCACATCTGTTAACACTAGCTTTGTTAATAAAATCTTGTCCTAAAGCATCTTCCAACTTTTTCATCTTGCGGACACCAATCCCACGTTGTGTGGAATGAGCACCAACCAATTTGTATAGTGGAATATTCTCTAAACGATCTGCAATGCTGTAGACTACTTTTCTTCCATTTTCACCCAACACGTCCAACATTACCATTGGAGTACAATTGATAATGTCATCTGGAGTTCTACATCCAAAGTCATACAATTTTTCAATACTACTCATTCCTAGATATGCAACATCAATTTTCTCAAAGAAATCTAATAGTTGTTTAACAATGATGGCTTTATTGCCTACCTTTGATGTTAATCGCACATCAACATACGTTTCAGTCCATTCCCAATCAGCACCAAACGAATCAAACTCGTCAGCTAACCAATTCTGGTAATCACGATCAGGCATATCATCAGGATGGCCAAGAACACGAACTATATTTGGAACAACATCACCCATTCTGGATATTGCAACTTTGGAGCCTGGTCTTAATTGATTATCAGAAACGAACTTTGCATGCAATCCATTGGCGTGTGTTATAGTAACACCAACCAAATGAACAGGAGCAACATGAACTCGCGGCTTGATATAACCATGTTTAGATAAACGCCATTCAATTCTAGTTATAACGGTTTCAGCATAGTTGTCTGGATCCAACACTTTATATTTAAAAGAATATTCGGGATTTAAGCTATAAATGCTCGGGTTTAATTCCATGCGTTTATATACTTCATCAACATCAATGACGATGCCATCAATTTCAAATTCTGTTTTTTCTCTGCGTTCTGTTAGATATGTTGCTAAATCATCATCTCGTAGTTCTGTTCCATACCACAATTGCCAATGAGGAATTAAAAATCCCATTGCAGCTAACATTTGAAGCATTTCGTGTTTGCCCATTTGGACACCAACAATTTCATATGCTACGAAGCATAGGTGATCATATACCATAGGATCTACTGTTTTAGAATTCATTAGGCCAGCAACCATGTTTCTGGCATTTTTATATGGTTCGCCTTTGCTATTCATCACTTGATCTTGTAAGTACATAAAGCCAAGTTTGGATAATATAACTTCACCACGAATTGCCATTGATGTAGGAGTATCAATACTATCGGGAACAATATGAGATAAATGTCTTGATACATCAGCACCTTCGGTGCCATCACCTCGACTATATCCGATTTGAAAGGGTTTATTGTGACCTGGATAAATTGCCATTGCACTAGTGCCGTCAAGTTTATCAGTAATAATGAATCGGTCTTGTTTTAGGTTATTATCACTGAGCCATCCGGCGATATCACCTTCAAATTTTTGATTCAAGCTCCCCATTGGGTGAGGAAGTTTAACTTTACCACCTCGAACTTCACTACCAACACCAGTAAAATATACGTGATGTGGTTGACGTATTTCTGCTTGGCGTCTAATTGCATCATATTGAGCATCTGATAGATCTGATTCGATACCATTAGTATAATCATCGTCAGCTTCTCTTAATATATTAATCAGCTCTTCATACGGATGTTCTTCAAATAGTAAGGCAACGTGATCTATAGTTGTCAATGCAAATTCTTCTAAAAAATTCATGTGTATCCTGATAGCTGTAATAATTTGATTATTATACTAAAAAGGGTTCTGTATGTCAACTGTTATGATTTTATACACATCCGATAAATAACAATATATTACAAACATATGGAGATATAGAATGACACAACCAACAATAGATGGCAGCTATCAAATAGACATGGACTTGTCAGAATTAGCAGATGTTGATGTACCAGCACCAGTGAATGGCCAAATTATGGTATGGAGTTCATCAAATAATAAATGGGAAGTTGGTAATCCTGGAGGAACAACTGCATCCGTTATAGCTACAACCACCACTGCCATACCACTAGGTTTTTTAGAATGTGATGGATCTGCAATATCAAGAACGACTTATGCTGCTTTGTTTGCTATAACTGGAACATTATACGGTATTGGTGATGGATCAACAACATTCAATATTCCAGATCTCCGTGGTGAATTCATTCGTGGCTTTGATAATGCTAGAGGTATTGATGCTGGTCGTGGTATAGGTTCGTTCCAAGCAGATGAATTCGAGTCTCACAGCCATCCATCATCAGCATTCGATTCAACTAGCATACATTTTGCAGCATCTGGTGGTGAGAATGTGGCAAATGATGGTACGGCAACAGGATTATCGGGTGGCACAGAAACCCGACCACGAAACGTTGCAATGGTGTATATAATTAAATATTAATCTTTTGGCATTGATTTTTCATAATTATCCATACTATGATCCATTAATGATGGTAAACCATTCCCAGTACCTATCTGATTCATTTTAACTGGGTGGTGATAGTTAAATGGGAATGCAAATGGAACCATTGGCACAATATCATCATGATAACGATATATAGTTATTGGAAATCGAACTGACCTGTCAGGATTGTGTCTTTGTTTATTGTATACAAAAGTACGAGGACATGCAAACCCCACATATTCCACAACATTATAACCAGCGTGTTTCAATAAAATACCAACTACTAATGCTAATGCTGCCCCCAAAGAGTGTCCAGTCATTATGATTGGTGCATCTTTAATAACATGAGCGGTAATATCATCAAATATTTTAATAGCACCTTTGAGAAATCCGGAGTGTGCCCATCCAAGTACTGGATGGTACCATGGAATAAAGCGCATATCACGTATAATATCCATGAAACCTAAACCTGAGATTAATTTAGCACCCTCAGTACCTCTGATGGCTACTATTTGATGTTGTTGTTTTAATTCAACTAGCACTTCACATTCATGTGTTGTAAATGTATACGTATCATAACTTTTATTGGCGGATTTTGCTAGTTCGTAATGTGAAATTGTGTTCATTTGTTGCTCCTGTTAGCTAGATATTTATAAATACTCACACTATAATAACTATATAACATGGAGGAGTACACAAATGGCACAGACCCCTGACAGACGAAATCAGAAAACCGTATGGGATCTAGTTCCAATTGTAGCTTTGCTTGGTAGTGTCATTACTGCCTGGGTAAATTTAAATGGAGAACTAACCCAACTTAAAATACAACAAGAATACAATGAAAAGTTAAATCAAATTAAACACGATGATATACAAAAAACGGTACACAGTTTAATTTCATCGTTAGCACAAATAAAAACAAACGATAATGAGGTGAATGATCAGTTGCAGGATTTGGAACGGACTGTTACTCACTTGTATCGTCAACGAAAATCAAAATAAATAATATATGCTAATACAGCTAATAACAATAATGTTAGTTTTAACATTATCAAGCAATGTGGTATTTTCTGCAGATGTGATAGTTCACACAGCACCAGAACATGAAATAATTGAAGCTACAGATACTCCATTTCTTATTAATATTTTCACCCGAAAAACTACAAGGTGGATTTCAAATGGTGATAAAATTGTAGTGTTCATTCGTCCTATCAATTCCATAGAACATAAAACTTTTGTACTAGATTGGTTGGGTGTAACAAATTATCGCTTTAAAAAATTACTCAAACAAAACACATTCTCTGGACGTGCCTCGTCCGTAAAAATAATTAAAACAGATGAACAAATGATGTTTATAATTAATAACACACCAAATTCTATTGGATATGTTGGTGATCATATGGTATACAACAATGATTCGAATATTATTAATATTATTATTATTAATTAATATATCATCTGCATTTGGTCATAGTCACAATCTCAGTTACTTTGATGAGCATTTCGACTTTGAAGGATATGTTGGCTATCAATTTGTGTGGGGATCACCCAGACCAGAACCGATAGATAGCACACCGGAAATTGGTTTTTTAATTAACTATACGGCAAATGATAATTGGACGTGGTTTACTCAATTTCGGTTGGAAACTGATCATTTGGAACAATCATTATCGTATTCATTTATTCAATACGATAATGTTATAGCAGATACCGTTCCTATTACCATCATTGGTGGTAAATTACGTCACCAATATGGATTATACAATAAGGATAGATTAAATCCCGCCACCAGACCTGGCAATATAGCTCCACAATCAATGTATTGGGATCAAATAAGATATTCATTAACTAGTGGATGGGGGATATCAATTGGTTCGAATTGGGGAAATTTACATTTCAAATATACCATAGATATACCAATAGTGGTTGATGAAAGTGAGGAAGCATTTATTTGGTTTTCGGGCAGACGAAACAATCTTCAACAACGTTTTGGTGGTCATCAATTAATTAACATAGATTATTATGGTGACGATTGGCGTATTTCTCAGGCTACAACTTTCCAAGATTGGGGACATGGAGCATCTGGAAAAAACATTATCGTATCATTGGGTGGTGAAAAGCGGATTGGTGATTGGACATTATCATTAGAGGGAATGGGATTATTTAAATATTATAATTATTCTTATGCATTATCCGCTACTATACAATATGACATTAACGATTGGTTATCTGTTCACACTAATTACCACCACTATGATATTATATCAAAAAAAGGGGGAAATGCACAATATTTTAGATGGGCACAACGAGCAGATGATATTAGTATTGGTACTTCAGTACACATGGATCACTGGGAATTAAAAACTGAGGCACACATGGCTACTGGTAGTGTTTGGGTGGATTTTACCAAATCTCGGAATCCTGATTTTGAAAATTGGTGGACTTATGGAGCTGTATCTCTAACGTATCACTTTTAAGGTTGAATTACTGCAGGTTCACCATTACCAGACATACCATAATGTGTATCCACATTTGATGTATGAGGTTTGGTATCCCCTTTGATATTGTGATTGTTTTTCTTTTTACGAGCATGCAGTTTTACTTTAATAGTAGTATTGTCTCGTTTAGTTATTTCATCAACTTTCATATGTTACCTATATAAAAACGCACCAGGAGTGCTACCTTGATGTGGATCTTGATTCCAGCCATTATTCGGCTCATTTTCAGCAGGGTTTTTAGCCTTACTTTTAATTTTAGCTCGCAATTTCTTTAAAGCTTCTTCTTTTGTTGGTTCTGGAACCACATCACATACTTTCATAACAGTATTTATACTTCAACTGTAAACATTGGATCAAAATCTGGATTTTCTTCTACTTTATAGTATCCTCTAGGATTCAATACCACGCGAGTATCACCTATCATATAATCAGCACTAGAATGCATATGTCCATGTATAAATAAATCCGGTTTTGTTTCTATAATTTCATTTTGTAAATCGGACGCATACGCACCAGAGGTTGGAACACCTCTATACTCGTCGGCTGCTGATTCATGAGAGGGTGCATGATGAGTAACAACCACAACTTTATTTCCCAATTCTTTTTGTTTGGGAATCTCGGAAAATATATACTCTGTAGCTCTTTTAAATTCCGCATATGCATCCAATGGAGCAAATTTACGCTTCCATGGCTCATCTTTTGGTCCTGTTCGTATAATGCGGAAGTCATTCATACAACTCTTAGCATGCCACATAGATAGTGGATCACCTCTATCAAAATCAGACCACATGGTAGCACAAACGAACGCTACATCATCAATAACTAATGTTTCTCGTTCCAATATATGAACGTTATCTAAATCTTTACAGGTCTCCCGTAATAAAGATAATGTTTGTGGGAATTTACCAGAATAGTGTTCGTGGTTTCCCATGATGTATATAATATCTCTAAATCTATCACTGAGCCCCATTAAAAAATCATAATATGTGCCTGGTCTGTGAGCTAATCCCACATCACCAGCTAATATTAATACAGATTCTGCATCATCATCTGTACACGGAACATCTAATGGACCAAATTCAATATGTACATCACTCATTATCCTTAATTTCATAATAAAAATCCTTGGGGTGTTTGTTCTTCTTTCTCATGTTTTCATCATGAGTTATTATTCTTAAATTTTGTATTGTGTGTAATCCACTTACGTTTTTTCCAAATAGTGGATAATAATGATCAACCGAGTGTAATACTTGTGTGGCTTCTGATATGGTTACAGCTAAAGTAAACATATCTTTAATGGCTAAAATTTCCAGTGGAGTTATCCATTTGGGTGTTGCTCTTAATATTTGTTTGTATCGTTTAGCCATACAATAAACACAACGATTGCATTTTACATAACGAATACCACCATGGCCATTTCTGCAAGGCTTCCCAATATAATGTATATGATTATATTTTATTGCTGTTGATGTTTTTCTATACAGTTTATACTTTGGGGGAATTAATGTCATCTACCATAACCAACGCTGGTGAGAATCCTTCTTCTAATTCACTAACATGGTGGTAAGTACAGATGATAATTTTATCACCAGCAACACCACAGCGTGCGGCAGATCCATTTAGCGATATCATTCCTTTGATGTCGCTAGGTATGGCATAAGTTACAAGTCGTTGTCCAGTATTAACATTGAATATGTGTAATTGTTCATACTGACGAATGTTAGCAAGAAACATTAATTCTTCATCTATCGCACAAGAGCCTTCATAATTAATATTTGATTCAATTACGGTGGCTCTATGAATTTTAGATTTTAACATTGTTATCATAATTTGAACTCCCTCAAACATTTATTAGCAGCTTCATGTAATTCTTGGCTACTCATGTCTTCAATTGGTTTTGTACTGTGGGGATGTTGATAATCGCCCCCTTCACCTCGACAGTATCGAATATCAAGTATGAATGCTCGTCTCAGAACAGTCATCAATAGCAATATTATTACTGAGTGGTACATAGTTTACTTTCGGTCATCATATCAATGTCACGTAATTGATCTTCAATACTAATCCACGCTTGCTTATCGTAATGTTTAGTACCAACACAAGCAGTCCACAATTTATGAAACAATAAATGTGTTTCGTATGCTGTTAGATCTGGTATTTTTATTTTTGGTACAGTTACAATTATCTCTGTCATATTTTATCTCAGTCTTGCACGTTGGATATGCATCCAATCCCGATCTATTTCTCTACCAAGAGATGTCCATTGTTCATCTTCCCAAATTCTCCACCATTCATCATATATTGGTTTTGAAAAGTTGGCTTTGTCGGCATGCCATTTCAATCGGTTTCTAGCGCTATCCCAGTCGATGGCTGTGCCCCATGAGTGCATAGAGTATTTTGTACCACCACGCATTTTTCTTACATTCAAACATCCTGCCCACAAATCCATACCTAATGCGACATAATCATCATGTCCATAATGCTCAAGTACTCTTGTTAACGCTCTTGATATGCTATCAGCTACCTTTTCGTGGCATGTAAATCTGTTAATTTTTGTGTTAGTGTCCCAAGCTAATCGAACAGCGTGTGGCAATACAACTTTTGTTTGATTTGTTCCGACGTCCCCGTAATAACGTACCATATCTTTATATGTTTGATATGGAATATCAGAATCTACTGGAGAGTGTTTAGCTGCTTCTTCATTTTCATCACGCCAATCAGGTTCTTTGACTCCATGTTCAATTAAATAATCTAATTGGCCCACTGCAAATTCGGTTTGTGGTCCATTATAACCATCAATTGGTCCAGCATTAATACCTTCTATTAATGCAAATACCTGAATAAAACCAAGGACTTTACGGTCATCGTTCCAATGAAATGGAATTAAAGAGACTTTGTCAATTGCCCCTATTGTATTTGGTCCCAGCACACCATCAGCAATGAGTGTTTGTCTGTAATGTTTATTAAGACCAAATTGTACTATTTGAACTGTATTCATAATCGTTCCTCTTAATGTTATTCACGTATTTATAACATTAAATTAGAACGAAAATTAATTTAACATATTGGTCCGTAACTTCTGTAAAATATCAACGGTAACACTGCGGCTTCCTTGATCATCATACCATCCAACGGGACTATTATTGTCCTCGTCAAATTCTATATCGTCCTCAATGTTAACTGCTTCTGGTACAAATTGTGTGGTGTTGTTTAATAGATTCCGCAATGCTGATATAAAATAAGGGTGACGATACAATTGTGCTATTAAAAACAACAATAGAGGTTTGTTGATTTTATTATCAACAGTAATTTGTTGATACTTTATCAATTCTAATGTCATTTCTGTTAAAATAATATCTTCGATGTATTCAAATTTGATAATAGTAATATTGCCCACGTCAGTAGGATGAATACCCGTATCAGGATTTAACACATACATTTCATCAAACATAATAACAGCATCATCCATAACTGTTCGAAATAATCGATTTAATGTTTCGGTTGGTATTTCAATATACGCTTCAACATTTTGGGGCAATGTTGTTGGAATTAATGCCATTATAAAAAACCCTTTGTAAATTAACGATAATTGTATTATACATCAACAACCTTCAGTATTCAACTCAGTACCACACATACCTTTACTGATACGATCTTGCATTAATGTAAATGCAGATAATGGTAAGCTCCCGTTAATGATCTTATCCAATTGTTTAACAACAAATTCTTTTAACTCATTATCGAACTCAGGGTTATCATATGTTCGAATGATATCATAACGTAAGTGTTCAACATCGTGTATATTTTCAATTTTGTTTATCATAAACATCTTCCATGATTGGTTCTTCTAGTTCACGTTCCAAAATGGTAACAAGATAATTTATTCCATTTCTGTTATGGGATGTTACACCTTTCGGTCGCCATCCATCTTTAGTTGCTATATTCAATTTACTAATCAAATACTTAGGGTCTATTACCTCCAACACATCATATTCGTATTGCATTACATTAATAACCACAAAGTGCAACCAATTGCACTATCTGGTATACAGATTACAGTAAAAGCTAACATATAGTTCTCCTTATTAAAAAAGCATCATTGATTGTTTGATGCCATCAACTCCATTCGTTGCTAGTTGTATGGCGTGTTCTACTTGTCGTACTTTGGCATTTAAAATGGATAGTTGTCGTTTCTTGCGGTACATAAAGCATTCCAAAGCTTCTTCTTTAGTTGGACATGCATATCGTTTTTTGGCTGATAACAAAACAAATTTCTTATCACCATATACATTTATCCAAGCACCTTTTGGCGTATATTTTATAACTGGATATTGACTCAATTGAACCCTTAATGAATAGCCTGGGTTTGGGTTATCAAACATATCCATTCCATTTGAATACCTAACATCTTCATACCGATAAAAACATTCATCCGTACTATCAATATTCAAATGCAATCTACTAAGATCCATCATTTGATTATACAATCTTCAGTTCGGAACCACAAATATGCTAAAGCTGAAAGAGCTGCAGCCACTTCTTGTTGTTCATTAGGTGTCCAATTGGGACATGGTGTATCAACTGGATTTAACAGTGTTATTATTCTATCTTTATTTGGTTCTTGAGGCAGTTTCATAAAATTGTTCTGGGTTATGTGTCATTCCGCGATAAGCATAGGGAGTAGCTACTCCCAACAAATAAATAATTAGGTACACAATGAATCGTCGTATCATTCCAGATCATCTACTAATGTGCCACGAGATCTAGCATAATCCATATAATCACGAACACGCTGTTGTTTAGCGATGAATATTTCATTTGCTTCATCATCAGATAAGCTTATTAAAAATCCCTCGTCCAATAACATATCCATAACTGCTGTTATTTCAATGTATTCCTTTACAATGTTGTATGCATTGGTGGCCGATTCATTTGGATAACTATCATCAGTTCCAAATCTCATTCCTTTATCAGCAACTTGTATTACTTCTGCACATTCTTCTGTTAAACATGTTAACAAATGTTCTTTCTTGTTCATTTAATTACCACAATAAATTAAAATGGCCCCTAAACACCTTAGAGCATTTAGCGGTTTTATTTGTCACATGATCAATAACCAGATCATCTTTAAATCTGTACGTTCGTATTTTATCGTTACGATCACCAGAACCAACTTGGTTCTTTCTGATATTAGAAATGATAGCTAAATTGCCTTGTACTTTCATTTCTTCTATTCGTTGTAGTATTCGTTGTTTAGCAGATCTGAAATTTGAATCTCTTTTTCTGCCTTGTTGTGATTCCATTATACCCGTAGGTACGTGAAATAATCTACAACAATTTCTGGTTTTGTTTCTATGTTGCCCACCAGCACCAGTACCACTAAACCATTCAACTCTAAAATCATTATCACTTACTTGAGATAACCTGCTGTCCGTAGCTATGTTATTATCAATAATAGCTACTGTTATAGTTGATGTATGTACTCGTCCTCGTTTCTC